CCGGCGATGTTGATGTAGACGGCTTCTTGCTTCCATTCTTTCTTGATGTATTCGGCGATTTCGAGGATGTCTTTTACTTGGTTCCAGTGTTCGATCGCTGCGATGTATTTGAGGTTGGTATCCTTGTAGAGCGTTTTTCCGTCTGTCCAGAACCCTTGCTTCGTTTCTGGTTCGATTGTGAGTCCGCCGACTTTTTCGATGTAGAGTGCTTGGAGTGCTTCAAACTTTTCTGCTTCGACTGGTTCGCCGTTGTTGTAGGTGGTAGGAACGAGGATGTATGTTTCGATCAGTGCCATCCTGTTGTTCACCTCCTTTCTGATTCAATTATAAAACAAACATAAAACAAATGTCAATACGTTTTTTTATTTTTGTTTTATGTTTTTTTAGGGGCGGTGTTCATGAATGTCGCGGAAGGTTCGCAGCCTCAAGGCGTTTCGGGATAAGAAATATGGATGGGTTACTCCTGAAACGATCCTGGAGGAATTAACCGAATTGGTGGAAGGCGGGAAAATTGAAGGGATCGTTTATATCGCCTTCGATGAAGATCAAGTAGGTTGGGTTGGTTGGAATGGTGATCCGATCGAAGCGCTGGGGCTGTTGGATTACGCCCGAGCGGTAATTTTGGACGATATTTTGGACGATGCGAGGGAGTAGAGCAAGGAAACCAAAAGGCGAGGTGGTGGTCATGTAATGGCCCGATGGACCGAAGAGCAGAAACAGAAGGCGTTGGCGTTGGCGGAGGCGACAAGCGCACGGGAAGCATCAAAACAGACGGGGATTCCGCTGAGTACGATCGGCCGGTGGATGGGCCAACAGAAAAGAAACGGAACAAACGGAACGGAACAAGTGGAACGGAACGGAACGGAACGCCCATCAAAAAAAACCCGGGAGATTGCCGAGGAAGCCATTGAGGAAGCAAAGGAAGCGGTCAAAGAATATGTGATCGACCGCTCCAAGGAAGTGGCCGACGGGATCCTGGACATGGTAAAAAAGGCCGTTATCGAGGCAGACCGGATCATTAAGGAAGGGCCGAAGGAAGAAGAACCCAACGCCGGTTGGCTCCGTGCCGTCGTGGGTGCTATGGCTCAAGGAGTGGAGAAATACAATCTGATGACCGGTCAGCCTACCAGTCGGCAGGAGATGAAAAACACCTTCCATCGTCGGGAGGAACATATCATCCGGATCTTGCAGGAGGATCCGGAAGCCCTGGAGGCCCTGGAACAATTGAACCGGAGAGCGCGGGCGTTGAAAGGGGCGGATGATGGTGGCCTTGATCCAGACAGATGATGATCTGAAGTTGGCCAGCCAAGTCGCTGCCCGGAGCTTTTACCGGTTTTACTGCGGATATGTCCATCAATGGCGTTGGGAACCGCTGCCCCATCTCCGTTTGGTCTGCGAGAAGCTGGAGGCCGTCGAGCGCGGGGAGATCACCCGCCTGATGGTATTCATGCCGCCCCGGCATGGGAAGTCCATGACGATCTCCGAGACATTCCCCAGCTGGTTCATTGGTCGAAACCCCGACCGCCGGGTGATTGTTACTGCCTACGGAGAGAATCTGGCCAAGAAGTTCGGACGCAAGAACCGACAAAAGTTGGTATCGGCGGGGCCATCACCGGGGAGGGTGCCGATCTGCTGGTGATTGATGATCCCATTAAGAACCGGAAAGAGGCCGAGTCGGAAACGATCCGGGAAAAGATTTGGGACGAATGGGAATCCACTCTTTCTACCCGGTTGCATAAAGGCGGCGCCGGGTGATTGTCATTTTGACCCGATGGCATGAAGACGATCTGGCCGGGCGGTTGCTGGCCAAGGAAGGACGGGTGGAGGATGGGGGAGAGTGGCATGTTCTTTCCCTTCCGGCCCTCTGCGAGGACCCGGAAAACGATCCGCTCGGCCGGAAAGAGGGTCAAGCCCTGGCCCCCGATCTGGGCTATGACGAGAAATGGGCCGAGAAGAAACGGAAGCAGGTGGGAAGTTACACCTGGGGCGCATTGTACCAACAAAGCCCCCGGCCAGCTGACGGGAACATCTTCAAACGGCAATGGCTCCAGTTCTACAAGGAGCTGCCGGAGTTGGATACACAGATCCAGTCGTGGGACTGTTCGTTCAAGGACACGAAGGATTCCAGTTATGTGGTCGGCCAGGTGTGGGGGCGGAAGGGGGCCAACTTCTACCTGATCGACCAAACCCGGGATCGGATGGATTTGCCGACCACGATTCAGGCGGTTCGGGCCATGTCGGCCAAGCATCCCCGGACGTACGCCAAGCTGGTGGAGGGCAAGGCGAATGGCCCGGCCGTGGTGCAGACGCTCCGCCGGGAACTCTCCGGGCTGATCGAAGTGGATCCGGAAGGCGGGAAAGAGGTTCGGGCCTATGCTGTTCAGCCGTTATTCGAGGCCGGGAACGTATGGCTCCCGGATCCGAGTATTGCCCCGTGGATTCACGACTACATCGAAGAATTGATGGCCTTCCCCAACGGCCGAAACGACGACCAGGTGGATGCCACGACCCAGGCCCTGATCCGGTTACGGGATTATCCCGGAACCAACAGCGTGGCCAGTGGCGGTCGGAGCCGGGCCAAAGAAATCAATGATATTGCAAAGGGGGGATGGTGATGAACCGATGGCAGAAAGCGGCCCAACGGGCTGGCCGGTGGCTGATCCGTCTAACGGAAAGCCCCGGGGAGCGGCTGTTGCGCCGGATGTTTGCCGAAGCCCAGCAGAAGCGCAGACAAATCCAGCAAGGGGAGATCGGCGCCAACTTATCAGCCAATTTCCGGGGCAAATTTGGGATGTATCAGGATTTTGAGCATTATCCCCCCTTGCGCTGGCCGGAGAACATCAAGGTTTACGATCAGATGCGGCGGTCAGATGGCCAGATTCAGGCCGTGTTGCTCGTGCTGGAGTTGCCGATCCGGGCGGATCAAGAAATTGCGGAGTTCGTACAGAAGACCCTGTTTGAAGACATGGAGCACACCTGGGACGATTTTCTCCGTAAGGTTTTAACGATGCTGCCCTTCGGTCATGCGGTGTTCGAGAAGGTGTATCACGTTGACCAGTCAGACGGCATGATCAAATGGCAGAAGTTCGCCGAGCGTCCACAACGGACGCTTACTCAGTTTGTGCCGGACGAGAACGGAGACCTGAAGGAAATCCATCAGTTTGTCCAAGGGAAACCGAAAGAGATCATTCTGCCAGCAGAAAAATGCCTGGTGTTTTCCTTCCGGGAAGAAGGCGGTGATCCCCGGGGGCAAAGCATTCTTCGGGCCGCCTACAAGCATTGGAAGATGAAAGACTTCGTTTATTCCGTCGTCAACACCGGAATTGAGCGGGAATATGTAGGGGTTCCCTACGCTCTGACCAATGGGGACCCGCCGCAGACGGTTTTGAATGACATCGACGATGCGCTGGACGGATTGACGAAGGGCGAAAAGGGCTGGTTCCGCCTCCCGAATGAGTATGTGGAAGAGATCGGGCGGTGGGAAAGCCAGCGGGAACAGTCAAAAATCATGCCCTATATCGAGCATCATGATCTGATGATTGCCCGATCCTGTTTGGCCCACTTCATCAACCTGGGGAGCCAAGGGGCCACTGGTTCCTGGGCATTATCGAAGGACCAAAGCGATTTATTCCTTATGAGCCTGAACAGTGTGGCCGATTATATCTGTGACGTAATCAATCGGCACGCGATCCCGGAACTGGTGCGGGCCAACTTCGGAGACGTTGAATGGTTCCCGACTCTGGCCCATGACCCGGTCGGTGGAGACGATCCGACGCCGTTGGTGGATGCGGTCCAGAAACTCCTGAATGCCGGAGCCATTCAAGCCGACGAACCGTTGGAGGTCTATTTCCGCGAGCGTCTGAGACTGCCGGAGATCGACCCGGATCGTCCGGATAAATATGGCGTCCCTCCCCAGGAACAACAGCCCGAGCCAAACCCGGAAGAAGATCCGGATCCCGACGGCGGCCCGGAGGGCGACGGTCAAGCGGAGGAAGAGGAGGAAGAAGAGGAGGCCCAATTAGCTGAGGGGCGCCGATTTTGGAGAGATCCGACGCAGTATGAGCAACGGATTCAGTTGGCCGAATTGGAGGACCTGATGGATCGGGCCGAGGATGCGTTTGTTGAAGGTGGGTTTCAACGGGTGGCGGAAATCCTGGAGGAGTACTATCCAGTGATCGCCCAGTTGATTGCCCAACGGGATCTAATCGGCTTGGCATCCCTGCAGATTGACTATCAGCCCTTGGCCGAGTGGATCGATGAGTTCCTGATATCCGTATTGACGGAAGCCCTCGAAGGAGCTGCCGAGGAATTGGAACTGGTATCGGTTCCCGGGATCACTCCGGCCACGATGGAAGAGATCCGGAACGCGGCATGGTTAGCGGCCGCCAGCATCACCACCAACATATTGAACCGAGTAAAACAGGACTCCGAGCGGGGGCTCCGAGGCGATCGGGTGGAACCGAACCGATTGGCCCAACAAATGATGGAGGTTGCACGGGAACAAGCCCGCCGGGCTCTTCGAGGGCAAAGCAGCGTATTGGTTCAGGAGGCCGTGAACAAAGGACGAGAGTTGGCCGGAGATGTGTCGGGAGCCCGGTTGGCTCAATTCTCGGCTATCTTGGACAAGAGGACTTGCCGACTATGCCGACGCCTGGACGGCCAGATCGTTCGGACGGACAGCGAGTCTTTCAAGCGGTTCAGCCCGCCACTTCACCACTTCTGCCGATGCATCTGGGCGTACATCCTGCCGGACGAGGATCCGCAACCGAAGCCCGACTGGAAGGACCCGCCGGAGTCTTTGGTGGAGGAACACGGCAGTCTGTTATTCCAGGAGTTCGACCTTCTACGCTTGGCCACCTGGTTGCAGCTTGAAAGGGGGGATGGGTTTGGAAAGGGTCCATCTAATCGCTGACACGCAGGATTTACAGCATGTCTTGGATGAGATGGAGGGAGAGCGGCCACGGAGCATGATCCAAATGGCTCGGACTGGGGATTGGAAGCATCCCAATTACGGAAAATTGAAGATCACCCAAAAGACCCTCCAATCCTTCGTGGACAACTTCTACAACAAGGTCCGAGGGGTGGATCTGGCCGTCGATCAGGCGCACCGGCCGGATGACGGGGCCGCCGGATGGATCAAGGAGTTGTACAAGAAGGGGAACGAACTTTGGGCCGAGGTGGAATGGACTCCGCTCGGTGTGCAATTGCTGAAAGACGGGATTTACCGTTATTTCAGCATTGATTTCA